CTTTATCGCGCGGGCCTTTGTAGATAATGGCGTTGTCACGGTAGTGGTTCACCGCCCAGGCCAACGAGACAATCAGCAGGATGATGGCAGTCGCAATAATGGCGGTTACGCGGCTCATTTCTGGCCCCACGTACAAACCTCACGCTCAACTTCACGTCGATTGATTAATCCCTGCCATGTACGACCACCAGCATAAATCCACTGGCGCAGACCATCGCACGCTGCCTGGTAGTTCCCGGCGTTGAGGTGGCGTAGAACAGCAGAATGCTCAAACGCCGTTACGCCAACGTTGTAGCTGAACGTGATGAGGGCTGCTTTCTGGTATTCACTGGCCGGAACCTTAACGGAACGGTCAACAGAACGGGCAAAAGGCACCAGGTCTTTTTGCAGTAGCGCACGGCATTCAGCATCACTGTACTTTTTACCCGGCTTGATATCGGGACCAGTATGCCCGTAGCAGACGGTGAGGACGCCAGCCACATCGTAATAAGGTGCGTATTTCACCCCCTCAAGATCGGGGATCATCGTCCCCGCAATTGCCAGAGAACCAGCACCAGCCATCGCCAGTAATTTATTTCGTAACGCCGGAGACATCACCATTATTCACCCACCTTTTCCAGAGCGGAGACTGCAACCTGAACTGCTGCCGGGCGTTCGCTGTGAGGCTTGTCTTTCACCTCTTCGAGATAACTACTGAGCATCTGAGTACGCTTTTCGTCCTCTTTTCGTCGGCGGCGCGCATCGATCCGACCGTTCACGTATGACGCAAGGGAAATAACAACACCAATCAGACCAAAGGCCATGTACACGACATCCTGTGTCGCCAGCCCTAAGCCAGCGGCAATCGTTGCCAGCCACGCGAAAAATTGCGTGACAATGTTTCCGGGTTGGTCATTCATTTTCATGGTCTCTCACCTCGCTGGTTAGCGGGTGCTGTGCGTAATTGAGAAAGATTCAGACATGAGCAGCAATGCCATCTCATATGAATTTCTAAGGTAGTAAATGACTTAAATCGAAGTAATGCCGTCAGGCATTCTGGGATACTATTGCGATGCTTTTCACATAAAACGGGTGTGTCATGAAAGATGAAGACTGGGTTATCGGGACGGCTGTCTTTGACATCCTCCTGTCAGGCTCAGGACAACAAATAACCAAAGAATTACTGATTGAACGTCTGACACAGAAGTATCTGGATATTTATGAAAACAGTGCTTTGGTAGAAGATGTTTTACTGTATGAATCAGCACTAAGGATTGTGAAGGATTCGTATTAATAACAGCACAGCAGCATAAAAAAAAGCCTGTACGGAGAGGTACAGGCTCAAGACACTCTTTGCACAACCAATGTTTTTATTTGTGGTGCCGGGTGCCTCCCGGTGAAACGCCGACTGGCTGCAACGTTACGCATGCATACAAACTCAAAGGCTACCAGTAATGCCCCTCCGCACAGGGGGATTCACCACTTGAATAATGTAATTTTTTCATTCACATAACGTCAAGTGTTTGGCTGTTTGCACTTGGATTATGATGACTTTTTACATAACTCCTGCCCACAACCCCATTCCTTCTCTTTGTTAAAACCGTAGCCCAGACCCGTTGTGATTATGTCCATTCGATACATACTCCACCTCCACGTTTGGGAAGTGCTGTGCGTGATTGATGAAAGGAGGGAGCTGGCCTTCGGGCGCTTTCGTAAAAGTGAAGGTTGAGTGTGATTCCCGAGGCCAGAAATGAAAAAACCCCGCCGCAGCGAGGTTTGAAATTTAGTTTAAGTTCATGTCTGAGTGACCACTCTTAACATGCTAATTCGCTTTTTGCGGTCCGCACTAATGATTTTTATTTTTTTTTATTGTATTTTTCATCTCAACCAAACATAACATCATGATTTATAGAGGTAAGCTAACCATGGATCCCAAAAAAAATTGTTTCGTTGTTACCCCTATAGGAGGTTCTGATTCCTCAACACGCCGAAAAGCACAGGGAATTCTTGACACTGTCATTAAGCCTGTCTTGAAGGAGAAAGGCTTTGAGGTTCATGTTGCTCACGAAATTTCAGCACTTGGTTCAATTACAAAACAAGTAATAGAGCATCTCTTGAAAGATGAGTTGGTTATTACCAACCTTACAGAACTGAACCCTAATGTAATGTATGAGTTAGCAGTCAGACATGCGGCGCGCAAACCCGTGGTAACCATTGCCGAAGAAGGAACTTCTTTACCATTCGACATCTCTGATGAGAGAGCAATATTTTACAGAAACGATATGGCTGGAGCATTTGAACTAATGCCAAAATTGCAAGATGCAATTGAAGAGGCAATGAAAGAGACTGCAAGTGACAATCCTATATATAGAGTTGCAAACTCTATTTTGATAAAGGAATCTGCAGAAATCCCTTCAATTGAAAAATTCCTGCTATCCCGTTTAGATAACATAGAATCAGTACTTTCTGACTTAGTTAAAAGTCCTTACGAGAGCCAGTCTAAATCAAGAAGCGAACTATCCTTAAATAATAGAAAAAGAAACACGAAAGAGGGTGTTATCTTCAATGTTCGGAAAAATGAAGAAAATCTCCCGGATTTCATCCGCCACTTACAGTCAGATGAGAGTATCAAAG